GGATGCGGGGGATCAGCCCCGCTGTTCCGTGACGCGGGTCATGGCCTGAGCCAGCGAGATGGTGCGGCCGGCGGCCGCTTCCTTGTCCTGCAGCTCTGCAGCGAGCTGGGCGAGCTTGACAGGATCGTCCATCGCGACATCATCTTCCGGCTGCGACCGACCACTGATGCCGGAGCCGGCGAGCAGAGGCGTCTTGGCATCAAGCAGTTTTTCAACCGCCACCAGCCCGTCATCCGTCGAGCAGAGGGCCACATAGTGATCCTTTTCTGCCGGCGTGATCTTCTTTGCGGAAAGAGCCTCCTCGACCAACCGATCAACCTTTTCGTCGCGGTTCGCCTTCTTGATATCCGCCAGCTCGGTTGATGTCGCTGACAGCTGTGCCAGGGTTTCATCGTGAAGCTGTTTCGATACGCTGTTGGTCAGTCGATCCTTGAGTGCCGTCAGGCATTCGACTTCGGATGCAGCCTCGACAAGGCCGAGGGCAAGGGCAATGGACTTCATGGGAGTTGGCTCCGGGTTGGGATGATGAGCAGCGGATGCAAGCGCCGGCTGATTTGCAATGGCCGGGGAATTGACAAGCGATACGCCCTTGAGGCGCGTCACATTGCCTTTGTCCTGATAAAATGACGGAGACTGGTATTTATAGGACTTGGCAGCCAGCAAAGCCTTGCCTTCAGCAAGCCACTCGACTCGTGCCTGCAGCTGGGCATTATGGACGCGCAGCTCCTTGATCCAGGCAACCGCATCGGCGCGCTCGCCCATTGCCCAGTCTGTAGCGTGATTGATGTCGATCGGCAGTTCAACGCCGTCCGCGATGAATACAGCGATCAGGGCCTCGGCATCGACCGTAAACTTGCGGCCATCGCGACAGGTAAAAGCACCGAGCTCCGGAAAGACCGTTATCCATTCCGGGGGCTCGCGTTCCGTATCGACTTCGGGCAGAGGCGTCATCATGGTATAAAGCACGATGCCGGCCTCGGCCGAGCCGGTTGACATGGACAGTGGAAAAGGGGCTTGCGTTCGGTTTTGCATGGCGGCACAATGGCCGCGCTCCGGGTGTCAATCCATGCTGACACATGTCAGCAGCAAGTCAGGTGATCAGCCAACCGCCCGATCCGGACAATCTTCTCCGCACATATCTACCATAACAGCTTTTTAGGAACGGTTTAGGAACGCTCTCGCCGCTATCGAAGCCGTTCTTGCGGCCGCTGTACCATTTTTGAGGCCGTGGCCGTCTGCGGGCCGTTTCTGCGGATGCGGCCCATCCGTATTGAATCGGGAGCCGGAACAGGGTATATAAAAGAAGCGTGGCGAGCCAATTCGCTCGGCCATACCCGGTTAAGACCGATGTGTGAGGGTTAGCGACCTCCGCCACGCTTACTCCCCTTCTTCCTGCATCAGTATCGTTCGGCCATTGATGGCCCTTTGCTTGTCACGATACCGCTGTGTGATCTTTCCGAAATACGTCAGGGCGCGCCATCCTCCAGCCTTGTCGACCAGCACGGCCATATAATGCTGATCATTCTTCTCGATGAACGCCCACAGCTTCTCACCGCCTTTTTCAACGGCATGCAGGATCTCGCCGCGATCGAGAACTTCCTGAATAAGTTTCCATTCTGCTACCGGCGTCGGATGAGCTTTATGGGAATGTGCAATGGCGTTATCCGTGATAGTCACAGTGATTGGCCGCAAGCCGCGCCACGGGTCGAGGCGGACGGGCAACACAGCAATCGGTAACGGAGCATGACGCCATGGAGCCGCTGCCGCTGCCGCTGCATCCTGTCCAGCAAGCCCCAGACCGGTATCTTTTGCCAGTCGCTGGGCTGCCCGGCGTATCTCGTAGGTGGCGATAGCCTGGGCGTAAAGCTGCGCAAATGGCGGGCCGGCTGCAATCTCGCTTACGATACGGGTGACCTGCGGGCGAATGATCTGTCCACCGCCAGTTACCTGCTGACTTGCCTCGATACGTTCGGCGAGCGTGCCATACAGCATCCGTGCCCGTGTTGCTGCCTTGCCGGGATTGCCAACCCAACCGGGATCAATGCCGATAGGCACTTGAACGACTTCGCCGGTTCTTCGATTCTTAAAGGGAGTCGTATCCCGCCAGTTCTCCGGTGGCGTATCCCTGTAATTGCCGGTTGCGAGCAGACGCTCGGCCTCACGGGCCGTGATCTGCCTGACTGCGCATTTGCATCCCCAGCCGTTGGGTGGGAAATGGGTTGTCCAGAATGGATGATCCACCGGGAGGATGATACCGACCCAATCGAGATGTTCCTCGCGTGGATCCGCGGCCGTGGTCCGGACATACAGGAGATAGGGCAGCGCCTTTTTTGTTCGCTGGATACGTTCCCATTGGCCGGCTGCACGGGCCGAGCGCATGTTGGACCAGAATATGTTCTTCAGCCGGCGCGGAGAAGAGAAATCAACCAGGCGGTCAGGTTCCCGCCCGGTCGGATCAATGATCGTGCGTGGTCCCCACCAGCCGAGGCGCTGCAGCTCTGGTCTGATACTCTCTTCCCAGCTCTTGTATCCTTGCCCCTTGTCAAAGGCTTCCTTCATGGTTTCGAAAAATGCGACCAGGACGTCGAGCTCGGTTACCTTCGAAACCATGTAGGCGTGGGCATGTTCCTCCCCCGAGACGTCAAGCCAGGAGAAGGCAGGTTTCAGCTCCCGCTCGGCAAAGTAGCGAGGAACCTCGGGAGGGACTTTATAGCCTCGGCCCGCCTCGGCCATGTCAGGTATCCTTCACGTCGCCGAGACCGCGGGAGATTGCCATCGCTTTTGCCAGCCGTTCCCGGAGGGGCCCGCTATCAAGCCGCAGGGAATCGAGTCGTTCCAACACCTCATCAAAAGATGAGCATTCCGCTGCCAGGGCAAAGAGGCTCTCCAGTAGCGGATCCGTTATCTCCTCCCAATCAGACAAGGCGTCATCACCAAGGCGGTCAATGTCATCTTTCTCTGCATCGGTCGGCACGGAAGCCAGTCGGGCGGATCCGGCACATGACGGACACATACAGCCATGACCGTGGTGCAGGGAGAGCCTGGCATCCTTGTTTTCTGTTTTCTCAGACGCGGTAGTAGCCGGGGCCCCGAGGATGTCTTCATCCTGCTGCGGTTCGGAGAGACCTACCTTCTCGCGGACCTCACGCTGTGACACCTTCAGGCCGAGTGGCACCGCCTTATGGAGAAGATCACCCAATGCCTTAATGTCTTCAGGTTCGGCGACTGGAAAATCGACCTGGGGATACTGATCCTGCGGTCCGAAATTCATGGCGACAAAAAACCGGATCAGATCCCGGTTGATGGTTGCTGCCATCTGCCGACAATCAGCGCGCAGAATGTCGAGCCGGACATCATTATGAACCTTGGCCTGCGATAGTGACGACCCTTCATCCGCGGTCATGGTCTGGCCGACAACGAGCTTGGAAACCTGCCGATCAAGATAACCGAGCAATCCGCCGAAAACCTGTTGTCCTTGATTCCCGTTGATCGAGTGAAACTCGATCTCGGTTCCGGCTGGCACAATGGCAGCAGCATCATTGGCGAAATCACGTACTGCCCGCAAGAGATTGCGTTTGTCTGCCTCACTCGCCTGTTGCGGATATTTCCCGAGCCGGAACGGGATGCCATATAACTCGCAAAATGCGGCCCAGTCCTGCAGGGTAAAGGACTGGATCAGAAATGCCCAGGCTGCAGGACGTGCCAGACCAACACGAAGCGGCAGTCCGGATCGGGTACGAGGCTTGTGAACAATGAAACCCGCTGGCGGTAGAGGAATGCCGTCCTGATTATCATCAGTCAGAAGCCGCAGGTCTTGCTGGTTAATCTTGTCGACCGTGAAGAAACGCGGATCACGATACTGATAAAGGACCGGCTGAAGTAGCTTGGCTTCATATTCCCAGATCGGTTCAACTACGCCATAACCTTTGGCCAAACCATCAGTCAGATCCATACAGGCATCGCGAAACCCGTTTCCCTCAACAAGCTCGTTGACGGCATCAATGATTTTGGAGGGGACTCCCTTCGGGGACGTGACGGTCGCAGGGACAGCATCAAATGCCAGGCGGCGCGTCTGCAGCTGGGAGGCGTAGTGCAGATACCGCTCTTCCATATCGGTCGCGAGCGTCAGATAGGATCGGGCATTGCCGGCAACAGCATCCTTCAGGATCTTGGCAAGCTTTTCCGGCGTCAGACCGGTTGCCTCGTTGTCTCGGGGGATCGAGCGGGCACCGCTTTCGGTTGGGGCAGCCAGGGAACCGGACAGCATCGCGCTGTCAATCGGCTCACCATCCGGACCGAGGAGTCTAGCTTTCGTTACCATATGGATCGGCCTCCGGATCCTGTATCGAATAATTTACTGCCGCGGTTATCGAGTTCCGATACAGGGTGATACTCGATTTCGGTAACGGGCATCCGCGAGGCAAAATGGGCAAGTGCAGCGGCAAT